TTAAAGACGCCTTTGCCAAATAGAAAACAGCCTAATGTCATTATTTTGGCCGGTGAGAACAGGATACAACCCAATACATTTATACTGCAAATTACCCGGCGAAGGCCACTTGTAATCCAAGACGCCTACAAGACCCCAAGGGATTAAAATCTCAAAAGCATCACGTATTAATTTGTTGAGATTGGGCAAAAATACCTTACCCGGAGTATAGTTATCGGCATGGAATTCGGAGTAAGGGCGGTCGATAATAGCGGCTTTTGGGCGGGGAAATATTAAAGTTGTCGCCTGCTTGTCGCCACTGTTAAATAAAGATGGATCAATTAAAGGGGAGAAATAAATTTTGTCGCCTTTAGCCTCGACCCTGTCGCATATCTTGCGCACGTCACAAAGAATATTAGGATTACACTCAGGGTCTAAATCAACAGTAATATCATTTTTACCAAATCCGGTAAGAGTAATTCCGCCTTTGACTCCGTTATAATCTGCTGCTTTGCCTCCTGGGATATGTAGGATTGTCGCCTCAGTATCACCGCCAACCAGTAGAGGGCGAATGCGCTCTAATAGCCCAGAGGGATAGGCGCCATAGTATTTAGTTTTTGAACGTGCTAAAATCATTGAGTCGCCAGTCGGGCAATTATCTGGATTATCACCTAAAATAATCGTGCTACCAGTCGGGCGATAACTCATAAATTATCCTTGTTTAATATGATTAAACATAAGGCATTATTGATTGTATGCGCCGTTAATGGATAAGATAAAGCGCCAGAAGACGGAGGCGCCGGTTCGCGGATGTCAATGTAACATTCTAAGTCGAGGTCGTATTGCTCAAAAGTGATTTCATCTTCCTCTATTTTTAACTGAATCTTATTGTCGATTATGATCGGAAAGGCTTTTTCATAAAGTATGCCCGTCCAATGAGGATCAATTGAAAAATGAGGCAACTTGTAAAAGGGGCTGAGATTAAAGATTTTTTCCGCTATAAGTTCGTTTGTTAACATTTCTTCCGAAATCATAAATTATTCCTTTGATTACATTTATTTAATGTCTGCTGGCTCGTTGCGATCATAGGACTCGATCATTGCTATTGCAGTAGCCGCAACCTGGATAAGCTCTTTCCGGTATTCGGAATAATCTCTTATTCCTTTATATCCAAAATATGCTTCCAATGCCGCTTTGTTTACCTCGCCAACTTCCTCCCCGAGGATTGGAATCCATTCTAACGGTCTGTAATTTTGTTCTCCCCATATTGAATCTTGGCGATCTCGTTCCTTGTTAATTTCGTTCAATATTTTTTCTCGGGATGAGGTTTTCAAAATTATCTCCTTATATAATAAAAAATCTTAGAGCGTAGACGGACAAAGATAACCCGGTTAAAGAGCCGCAACCGGCACCCAGTGCATACGTTATTCGATCTTGCATGGTTCCGAATGCAATCCTTTGGACGTTCCAGGTCCAAACAAAAGAAATCAAACCGCCAACGAAAAAAACTGGAATGTATTGTTCTCGACTGATTAAATAAGAATTTACGGCAACTAGGAAAACCTGGAGGAAGCCAGTCATGAATAATCCGATTTTTGAACCTTTATTTCTATCTCCTGCTTTTTCGGCGGATTTTGTTTGTTGTGGGATTTGCATTTTTTTTGATCCTGTAATTAGTCTCCGAAATTTAAAAAAGGGTCACCCTTCTGTTTTTTTTTGGGGGGGGGTGTATTGTCCGTAACTCTTACCCAGTTCATACGCTGGTCCCGAGCCCGTTTCCTTGAGACCTTTGCGCGCCTCTATATAACCCGTAAGAAAATTTAATTGATCGACCTTTGATTCGAAAGTTAAGGACATCTGTTCAATTTTTTTAAAGTTTATGTGCATAGTATAATGTTTTAATTTTGTTTTATTTTTGAATTTGATTCCTTTCGTAAATTCGACCGAAGTATAAAAATAAGCAACATAGCAAAAGCTCCAAGAATTACCCAAAGGATCGAAGTCCAAAAAAAGGTATACATAAGAATCAAAAGGATTACGTCCAAAGGCGTTCGCCTTGCAGTCGGTAACTTGGATCAGTTTCGATTGCCTTTTCCAGGGCTGCGCGCTCCGCTATGAGTGGGCGTTTATAATCACTTAACATTCTGCGGTCTTCTTTTGTTAAGGTTTTGTCGTAAAAAATCGCGTAATTTATAGAATATAATAATTCTGTAATATTTCTGAATCGCCTAAGTGTTTGGTCCGGAATCATTTTTATTTATCCTTTTTTTAAGTTGTTTATAATATTCTTCCATGCGCGGTGTCTTGATGAAGTCCGGAAGCTTAACCCATTTTTTAGGAGTCCAACCGCGACGTAAGAAATCTTCACAGTGGTTAATCCATTTTGTTTCGGCGACCTCAATAGGTTCGTAATTATCCATAACATAAAACCAAAGTGCCCAAGCATTGCGGTGAGAGAATTCACCACAACACCCTTAAAGACCGGGCCAGCCTTTTTACGAGAGAGGTAACACGGGAACGACTCTCTACATATTGCTTATTAGGCACGCTCAAGCCTCGATCTTCGAGGGTTCAGCGTGCCTCGTGTTATGTTTTTTAACCTTGAATCCGGATAGGGATGCGCCTGTTTTTAAGGTATCCTTAACAAACTGTTCCATGTTTCTGAGTGTCGCGGCGCCATAAAGAACGTGGACCGAGGCGCAAAAATCGTCAACCTCTGAGTCTATTAAAATTATCTTAAGTGTTAATTTGCTTCTTGGCATACTAAATCCTCGATCTTGTCTAACGCTATTTGTGATAAGTTATAGATCTCGTCCACGTTCGAACTTGCGTTATTATCGGACGCAGCCAAGTCGTTAATCTCTGTAAGTGTATCTTTTAACCAGTTGGGAATCATTTGTTGTCTCTCTTTATATTAAGCTTATAGCGTCGCCCTCGACCAATGCCGGAAGGTATTAAAATTCCAGAGGCCGACATTTTGCGTAAATGATAAGACACGGAACGAAGTGGAATTCCGAGCATACGGGATAGCTCACTCGTAGACCGATCCCGATTAGGTCTTTTCAAAAACGAATTCAAAATTTTAGATCCTCTGTCATAGTGCTTTATCATTCCGAGTCTTTAGCTATATCGGTCTCAGATAATTCCATGCGTAAAACGTAATTTATATTTGTGTTATGGTAACGAGTTGCACCGATCTTTTTTAGTTCTGCACCTGTCCAACTTTTTAGGGCCGTTTTTTTAATAGTTTTTTTTGTCTGAATTACGTTGGTCGCACGATCAGGGTAATATTTTTCGACCAAATCGACTGTATACGGTGGTAAGACTTTTGACTTCTCGTCCGTAATTTCAATTTCTTGCGAATCGATCCTTTTAATGGTAGCAAAAGGCAATTCAACAGTTTTCTTGTTTACAAATATTAAATTTTTATTGTTCAGAATATATTCACGTACTTGTTTATCTAAGCTTTCTCTCTCAAAAACTAGATCTCGTTCAGTATCTGTAAATTTAGAACGAACAGTTTCAACTTCTGCGTTTTTATCTCCGTCGATACGTTTTAGATCAGAATCAATTTTGATTAATCTTTGAAGTCTCTTATTAAGATCCTCTAATGTTTTAGGCGGTTGGGTTAAACTCATCGACGGTCTCCTTATTTATTTTTAAACGGCTCGCTCGCTCGTTACCGACTAATAGTAATTTACGTTTTGCTTTTGGGATTTTTGCCCCTTTCTTTTCGATCGCCTCAATAACAAGGAGCGACTTAGGTCCTGGGATTAATCTGATTGTTTTATTGTAATCGGAAACGCTAAAGCCGTTTGCAGAACAAAATTGACTCATGCGGCTATATAATTTGTCTATATGTGTCTTTAGTTTTTTTTCGGCTGCCTCCGAAAGTAATCTCGTTTCCGGCTTTTGGGAAGTTTGTTTGCTCATTTGTACATCCTATAAATTATAATTACTACTATGATTAGGCATAATATACGTATTATAAAAAGCTCAAGCATCTAGATCCCGAGAAATATAAAACACAGTTACCCAAATAGCAGCAGCTAAAAAGATCAAGAATACTTGTAAGAAGAGATATGCTGTCATAACTTTACAACCCCACCAAGTGGATTGGTTGAGCCTTGTGGTGATAACGGCCTATAACGATCAATAAACCGACTTAGGCCTAAGCCTTGTTTTTTTGCGTCAGAACGATCCATATAGAGTTCGTCGCCATCGCCGTCTTGTTGAAAAAATAGATCTGGATGCTCTATAGTTTGTTTAAGCACGTCTGAAAAATTCATATATTTACCTCCACCCAAACTTGTTTCTTATTCCAGCACTCAATAGCCTTCGATATTGAACTACATGGTATTGTAGTTACGTGGCAATGATAGCACCTAACGGCATAATTTCTGTCTGTTGGGTTTTCGGATTTTTTATATACTTCTGGAATTCTTGCGCATTGCGAACAACAGTTAATCTCTATAGGATTAATACTACTTACATTGCCGCGAATTATCGGCAAAGGAATACCAAAGTGAATTTTCGAAAATTCATAGATTATATCAAGGCCTATGTTTTTTAAAGCGACGCCACAGATGGACATAAGTGCGATTAATAATGGAGTAAGCGAAATGTCTCTATCTTCACCCTTTCTTTTTGTTAGGCATTCCTCTTTTACTGCTCCAAGAATATTCTTAAAATCTAATTTTTTGGAAGCGTGGTCTCCAAAACGATCTTTGAGGAGTTGTTTGAGCTCCTTGCGATTTACCTTGCTTGCATAGGTTATACAGGCCATCGATAAAGTAATCAAACCCATTGCTATATGATAATCATCATTAGGATCTGTGTTGGAAATGTTACCAAAAAGACCCTCTAGGTCTTCTAAGGTCTCAAACGGGTTGCTAGGTTCGACATATTCGGCGCCAGATATTTCCGATTCTATTTCTACTAACTTAAGTATATCATTAATTTCTAATTTATTAACTTCGGTCATATTACTGCCTTTTTTAATTCTCCTTGTAAAGCCCAGGGCGACGAGTCGCCATGGAGATTCGCATATCTCTTGACAACTGTTGGATCAAATTTGGAGATCCAGGATATAGCACCGGCCGCCAAATTGATCAAATTGAGCAGTAGGATGTGTTCGCTTCCGGAAAATTGGTCGCAAAATTGCCTAAGGTAATCTTGAGGTCTTTGGAAATTGTTCAAGTTGGCGAAAATAATAAAAAACCTATCGCTTGGAATATGTGTATTTATAAGCCTTAGTATATTATCGGTATCTAATATGCTTAATCGATCCCCTTGCGTTCGGGGCAACGCGAGACCAAGAATATTCTCGAAATGCTCAATCGATTCTACGCTAAATCCAGAAATCCATTTTGCTGAAAGGCACGCTATGCTAGCTAGATGCGCAACTCGACTATAATTACTATTAGCCTCCAGGAGGTCGCAAAGGAGCCCGAGTAAGCGATACCCTGCGATTTCGTGCTCAAGAGATCTGTTATAAAAATCAGAGAATGGAGAAGTTGAATCAATTTCAACTTTTATTAACTTAAGTATATCATTAATTTCTAACTTTTCGATTTCGGTCATACTGTTGTCTCGCTATTTGTTTCTGCGGGCTCTTTTGTCCAAGGAGACAAAGGGCCAAGTCTATAATCGGCATATCCTTTAACCTCGATGGGGTCTAAAGTTGAAATCCAAATGACTGCAAAACCTGCTAAATGAATTAAATGTCTAATGAGCTCCAAGTCGCCTGTAATGGTGTTGACATCGATGTCTCTGATTTGGTTTAAACCCGAAGTTATTAAGGCTTTGGCGAAATCGGGTTTTTCGTGAAAGGTATATGCCTCTGTATAAGAGAGTTCATCAGGTCCGATTACTTGCTCAATCAACTTGAGTATATCTTTCTTTTTTAATGTATTTGGTTTATCCACGAACTTAGAATATCCTTGACGTTTGTTTGTATGTTCGTAAAATACCAACATAAGTCAATTAAAAATTATATTATTACGAATTAAAATTACAAAAAAGGAAAGATATGACTAAACACAAACCAAGACTGAATAACGGCATTAATCCAAAAATGTTATACGACGAGAGTGAGGTAGCGGCTCTGTTGCGCGTAACGATTCGAACGATTGCAAACTATCGACTTACCGGCAAGTTGCCAGCAAAACAAGTCAATTGCCGTAAGTATCTCTACTTAGGCGGAGATATTCAAAAGTTATTGATACCAATCGAGGAATACCATTATGACGCCTGATATAACGACCGCACAAATCCGCAAAATCTGGATAACCGCCAAAGAAAAAGGGATTAGTTCGGAATTACTGCATAGTATCATATTCGAAATTACTAAAAAAGAATCCGTAAAAGAATTGAACATCAAAGAGGCGGGAAAGGTAATCGAAAGAATATGCGGTAAAAGAAGAGCGAGGAAACGTTGCGAACCATCTGGATATATTGCTAAAATGAGTCACGATCAATTGAAACAAATATCCAATATGATTGTAACGATAGAGCGGCTTGGTAAAACGTATACGATAGAGGCGATAGCCGATAAGGTTGCCCAAAAAAAACCGGATCAGCTGACCAGGATGGACGCGGTAAAAGTAGCAACGGCTTGCAAAGAAATAATAAACCGACTTAAAAAACAAAATCAATCTACTCATCCTTTATAATCTCTCTCGTAATCGACTTTAACAAACGTGGATCTTTTCCCATAAGAGTCCTGGAGTGGCCTTTACGTGCAATCGTAAGAGGGTGATTGCTTGGGCTCATGCCGCTCGTAATTGTAGCTTTTACGCTTGCTACAAGAGAGTCCGCTGCTGCTTCCAGGGCTTGGATCATTTTGCCTTGTCCGCCCAGGGCGCGATCAAAAGTATAAACAAACAGTTTTTCGGCTCTATCGATTACATCCGAATCCTCAAATGTCTTACGTAAATAAGCACGTTCGGGGATTGTAATTTCGGTTTTGGCTTTCATCCAAATATAAAGCGGAAACTTATCTTTATCGATTAGGCCTTCTTCGGCCAAAAGGTAGTAAAGTTTTGCGATCGCTTTTTTAGATTTGATAACCGCACCAAATTCTTGCGCACCTGCATAAATTGCGAGCTCTGAGTCTGGTTCGGCCGCTACGCCAACGACAGCAGATAAGTTCTCTAATTCTTTTAAAGTAGATAATAGAAATGGAATATTATTTTCTACTTCAACTTTGAGGTGCATGAATCTTTTTCGCTATATATTTTGTAAGATTTGCGATAGAGGTATAATTTACTTGTTTAACAATTTCGAATGTTTTTTTCTCAAATTCAAACCGGTCTTTGTCTTTAAGTGTGCAACTTCCAAGCTCGATTACGAGCTTGTCTTCGGATGTATACGCGCCAGGTTCCGCGTTTTTAATATCCTCGCCCGAGATAGGCAAGATAATAAGGCGTTTGGATTCAGGGGTTGTTGTTTTATGATAGTTACCTCTTACGTAGGCGCCTGACATACGATAGACATCCACTTCGGTTTCTAAATTCTTAAGGATAGAAATAGAATTAGCGTCAATAATCATGCGATCGTTCTTCCTCCTAGGCCTCGGATTTTTGCAAGAGCTATCTTGTATTGAACCTCAAAGGAATTATCTTCACTTGCTTGGGAGCCATAAATTTTTTCGGAATCACTTTTTTTACCACCAAGACCAACTGAAAAAGCGCCCGCGAGAGAAAAGCTAGTAGGACTGTCCGCCGGTGTAGTCTCTGCGGAATTAAATCCTTTGCGGGTTGCAAAATCAAGCTGTAGTAATGCAAGACACTTTAGGCGCTGTAGGTAATCAAATAGGTTATGATTGATTGGAATATTATCAATTTCTAATACTACCCGACGAGCGTCGGATAGTATCTCTAGTAGAAAAGAGTCACTATGCCCGTGATTAGCGGGCAAATGTGATTTTAGCTTATCGAGGGATAACTCCATTGTCAGGAGCCTCCTTTGGATCTTTGGCTTTAGTTACATCGTCTAAAGATTTAGGATTATCCTGATTGGAGCTGACAGAAATAGCTGACTCTTTTTTTGGTTTAGTTGCTTTTTGGGCTTTGGCAATTTCTTTTTCTATGGCCTCGGCCACTGCTTTGGGCATAGGGTCATGCGACTCCTCTGAAACGGCGCTATGACCGCCATCCTGCACACCCAAGAAGATAGCCTCTGGAAATCGTACTAGGGCGCCGCCGAATCTTTCGCGGACAAGCATATCGGTATCACCTCTATAGTCTGTTACAGGTCGTCCGAGTGTAATATCTTTAAGAACAGCAGCCTCGGCGACCTTAGGGCTTGAATCCATAACAAGAAATAGATTTTTACCAAGGACGTTGTTTTCCGCAGAAAGCGAATTAGTTTTGACGATATTATCAAAATATAATCCGTTTTGCTTAAACCACTCAAGTAAAGTGACCATTACAAAATCGTTAAGTGGTTTAATTAACCTGTAATAATCTTCTGGACACAAAACTAAGGTCCTTGGATTCCAGCGATTCCCTTGGCCGACCTTCGCTATTCCGTTATGCAGTTCTGACAATATTTGGCTTGCAGTAAGCGTATCAAAAGGAGGAACGGTTTCTTTCTTGATTCCTTCTTTTGTCAAAAGCCCTTCTACCTTGAGCTCGGAGACTCCGTTAAATCCTACGTAGTCCTCTGCTTCTGCAATTTCGCTTCTTGCGGTTTCGATCCGGACTTGATCTAGGGCAAAAGAAGGACCTTTACCAAGATTTCTTTTCGCGGTCATTGCCTCTAACTCGTCTTCCGAGTAGGTTACCGTGGACTCTATATCAATAGCGGGTTGAGTAATGCGCTCGATGCTTTCACCCGTAGTTTCGGATTTTTTGTTTTTGGCACCGGCTGCAACAATCGAAGCGCGACCGCGTGTTTTTAGGACGTCGTATCCGATTTCACGGGCGTAGGGTGCGTAGGATTGGTTAACCCGGAGAATACGACGAAACTGTAACTCCTCTTTTTCGGGCGTAAGTAATACGCTCTCTATATACAACAAATCATTTTTATGTAAAATTGGCATATTAGTATATCCTTATATATTAAATTAATCTAGGGCTACGGCTGTGAAGTCGGACAAAAATAGACTAATAATGCCCGAATCGGACGAAACGGAATCAAAACGTGCACCCGTTAAAAGTGCGGTTTGTCCGGGGGTTGCGGTTTTACAAAAGTTACCGCGAATTTTAGATGGGTTTGACGGATCGTTAACGACTCTAAATCTAACCGCATCGGATGGACCGGCGGGCTCTTCTACATACACATTTATATAGCCGACTTCGAGACGACCGAACGCGTCACCACTTAAGTAGGCGCTATTTTCGTGGTCTTTTGCATCGGTGGAATAAACGGATACCCCCGCGAAAACGCGAGAGAGGTTTGGAGCGGAAGGCATACAAGTCCGGATGCGACTATTCGGATTAACGTTTTCGCCCGTCGCACGACCAAAAAGGATTCTGTCGCCAGCCGCAAGATTGAGACCGTTGACAAATTGTCCGGGGTATGTGTTAGGCTGTTGTCCGGGGCCAAGAGATTCGCTCGAATATAGTTTAGGAGTTGTTGCATAGCCCATATTACTTGACCTCTCTCATGTCTAGTCTTGCAACTCTGAGTTTATCAAGGGTCGCCTCATCGATTCTTACGGATGACCCTTTATCAGGTTTGTCCAAAAAAAACTTGTCTTGAGCAACTTCAAGCGCGGTGTCAAAAACCGCAGATACAACTTCGTCGCTCGCGTCTTGAGCAATTTTTTTATCTGGCAAAATCGAAGCAATGGCCTTTAGCCGAATATCACGATCGCTAAGGCCGTCCGCTCTCAATTCCGGGACTACGGCTTTGACTGAATCTATGAGTTTGATTCTTGTGTTAACCGCCTCTTTGATTTTGTCATCAAGTGCGGCGTCTTGGTTTGGTTCAGGCACGTTAGTCGCTCCTTTCTTTTTTAACTCTTCGTTTTCTTTCTTTAGAGCGTCGATTTGAGATTGTAGCTCTGAAGTTTTTTTATCATCTATAACCGGCGTCCCTGTATTGGCCTCACCAAGAAATTTTGTAAAAAAATTTTGGAGTGCAGAAAGTACACTTTTAAAAATTTGATCGTCTGGCGCCGACTGATCTGCAACGTCCTCGGCTCCGTCCTGTATAGGTTTCTTTCTTGTCTCTACTTTTTTGTCCATGGTCTCCTCTTGTATCATGTAACCGATTTCGTCCGAACTATCTAAATGGATTTTTACCTCTTCGCCACCCTTACCATGGGGGACATGGGATAAATGATTAACCGTAATATCTCTTTGTACTGCGTCGTAAGGTTCGTTCGTGCCAGGAAAAAGACCTGGCGTTTTATCGATCCAGCTTTCAAATCCTATGCTAACCTCACGCTTATCGCCAGCCTTTAAACTAAGCATTAGAGATTTGTCATATACCATTTCCGTCGTTTGGATACGGTCACCGCTAACGATTTCGACGGTATCCCCAAAGGTGCCTTTAGTATATTTTTGGTAGTTGGTGGGTGTAATCAAACCCCTGCAGTCGTCAAGTGGAGGGTGTCCGTCTGCAACAGGTTTTAAGCGACAACTGTCTATAGTGGATTTCTTAAAAAGCTCTTCTGGTAATTTTGCTTCTCTCTGAACCTTGCCGTCTCGGAGATAGAGGAAGACTCCAGCGCGCGCAATCGTAACACGTGCGCGTAAAAAACCTTCGTCGGTTTCGTAGACCTCAATCTCTCCCGTATCAAAAGATGTTACGCGTTGCATCGTAAAATTTTACGATGCACACAAAGAAAGCGGAAGGTCGTAGTTTCCGATGTATTTTAGGTTAGATTAATTTGTGACGGGCTTTAGTTTTTAGGTCGATAAGGTCTTGCATGGCTGCAAGTGACTCTTTGCGTGACCAGTTAAATTTCTGGCTGCAAAACTTTAGAAACTCTGACTCGGTCGGAAAATCCTCTATCGGGCCTTTGATTTGGACCTCGATCCTATGGATCTCTTGGGGGGATAGTTTTTTACGTGCTGGTAGTATCATCGCATAAGACCGGTGCGTGTAAGATAATCTTGCATCAAGGGCAAAACGGTATCAAGCTCTTTTTGGTCCAGGTAAATCCTGTAACCCAAAAGCGCCTCAAACCTACTTAAGCGCGTGGAGATCTGCTTGAGTAGCTTTGCGTCCTTGGTTTTAAACGCGATAAACTGCTCAAAAATACGAGCAATCCACTCGGATTCTTTGGACAACTCCGCCCAATCCCTTAACTCCGCCGGATTGAGTGGTTTAGATTTAGCAAGCTCGCGGAATGTGGTAGTGATCCGAATTGCCTGCATGAGTTCGGCGGCTTCCGCCGTTTGGTGACCCTTTGACCCGATTTTGGAAAGTAATTCGGTGTCGAGTTTATGAAAAACCTCGTGTATAATTTGAGTCTGTGCGTTGTCTATTCCCGGTTTGAGATAGATGTCGCCGGTTCCAGGATCATAAAATCCAGAAGCCCTTTGGAATTCCGGATGTTTTTTTTCGATTCCATAAAATCTAAATTTGGTCGTTTTTGGTTGAATGTCCAAAACGGAATTTATAGACCGAAGCGCCTCTACAACTTGGGCTTTGGATAAAGAGTTATTAACGTCTATAATAGTATTATGATCATTTAATGTAAGGTCAAGAGATTGAGCAACCCATTCGTCTCTCCATTCCTTGACACCTGGCTCGTCTCCGATTGCAGGTTTTGCAAAACACATACAATTGTTATCCTCGCCCGGGTGGCACTCTGTTGTTTTAGATCCGTATAAAATTTTAGGACGTTTGTCCCAACTTTGCAAAGTATTATCAAGTTTAAGGTGCTGGTCTCTTGTGCGTAAGTGAGTGCAACACCATATATATTTTTGGATACCGGAACCGGTTTGTTGTAATCGGGTAACCGTACCAAAAAATTTACCTACCTGATCCCGAGCCCAAAACTCTGCTTTGCTTCTTGCAATTCCGCCATTTGCATTCAGGATTTCTTCCATAATTGTGGAGTAACTCGAACCCTTGCGTATGCCTTGGTAAATTTGGGTTTGCACTTTTTCGAAAAGTTCATCCTTTGCAATTTGAGATAGTCTCATATTCGTAGAGACGTAATCATTGACAAGGCTACGAATTTGTTCACTTGTCGCCTCGGGGATTAAAATTGTTGGAAAAACGGGGTCTGTCGCGTCTTGTTTCGATTGTCGTTTGTCACTTGGTGACAAACCGAAAGTTAGTTTTGTCGCCACTGTCTCCCCAAGTCGTCTCTCTATAATCTTAGCTATCTCTACATTGGTTTTGTCGATTGCCCAAGTTTTAATTAGTTCGAATTGGTATTCGATTTTTTTGACAAGTTTGGGGTCTTCTGCATAACTATTTTTAAACTTATTAAGATTAGGCGCATAACTTAACTCATCCGAATTACAAACGGTATACAAAAGCGCTTTTGTATACCGATCAAAGTCGGTTAAAAATAGTTTAGAGTATTGTTGTACTAACGCAATCGGATACATTCGAAGATCTTAAAGTGTTGGCACGTCCGTTTTTTCGGATGCGTTTTCTTCTGATTGTTTTTCTGGTCCCTGGTTTTCCGTCTCTTCGAATTTTTTGGGTTCTCCGAAATTTAAAGAACTTCCGTCCTCCTCCCAGATTGGAAATCGTTCGAGGTCTGGAAGGTTTTCTGACCTTGCTTCCGAGGGCATTAACGCGCCGCGAGTGATCCAAATGTCTGCAGTGCGCGCTTTGATAAGTTTGATTTCCGCATCCTCTTTTTCGTTGAGTTTCCACAGCGGATTAAATTCAAACTCCCAATCTAAACTATCCACTTTGCCATTTAGGCGGCGATAGATTTCTCCGTCTTGTTCTCTTACGACTAGCTTGATAGCTTTTTCGATAATGGGCCTGTGGTCATTTTCCTGATCCCTTGCTATATCGTCATAATAGGATCTTAGGTCAAATTGACCGCTTGTGATCGTACCTTGTGATTGTCCGCTAACTTTAGATTTTGGGAACCGAGCCATTCCCGCCATGTTTTCAAAGACAAACTGAAATGTGTCTTTTAAACCGGTGGCGTTAAGGTTGGTCTCTAAGCGTGTTATCTCCTCATTATCTGCAATCGAGATGATCGACTGAGATGTAAGGAGAGAGACTATCTTACGTAACAAGTTACGCATGTTTGCGGGGTCTGACAATTCGTCTACCTTGCCGGTTTTAAAAATTTTTGCACCCGTTTCGAGCAGCATGGATGATACGGCATGAAGTGCTGTATCTTGTGCAATGATTGCAGGGATAACGGTCTCAAGGACATTTACACCTCGACCGTCTTCGGCAACATAAGAAGGGCAAAGCCACGCGTAACGTGACGAGTGGACTTCATATCCGTCGATTTTTACCCCAGGAATGTGATAGGAAGCCGACAAAGGACTTGTGTTTTTGTCATAGAGAGTAACTCTATCCGGTCCGAAGACGTTAATATATGCAATTTTTTTAATGCACTCCGGTAAGGGTTGGTATAGATTAAGACTCGTCTGAGGGACGCTCGCCGTGACGCCGAAAAATAGAAAACCACCCTCTTGATAAAGGCGAGAAAATCGTATTAGGTCTTTTAGTTTTTCGCGGAATCCTAGTTCGGTTAATCTATTTTGGATAAGTCTAGATATGCTACTTTTGTCATCCTCTTTGTCTAGATTAGTCCGGATCGTGATCCATTCTCTAGTTGCGTCTTCTGCGGGCGCGTCAATTATATTTGCCAAAAATCCGTTGGCGCGATACCAACTTCGGCATTCCTCTGGATCAAAAATACGACTTGCGGGCGCTAATTGTTTGAGTTTGTCTATCTCGGTTCCTCGACCTGTAATCTCCGAATAGAGTTCATCAAGTCGAATTGATATTTCTTTTTTTCCTGTCGCCATTTTAAAAATCCTTAAAGCCAATCGTATCTTTTTAGAAGGGGTATACCCTTATTTGCCACAATCTTAATTAAACTAGAGAGGCTATCGCCTGCGTCGTCGTGTTTTACATAATCGCCATATTCTAATATTTGATTTAGGAATGCGGGGGAGACAAAGCGAGAAAAAAAAAGTCTTTTCCAGTTGGTACGAAGCCAACTGGAAATTTTTAACGGCTTATATTCTTTCGTGTAATATTTCTCTACCTTGATTTTGTTTCTTTTTTTTAGGTCATTATATATGAGAATACCACCGCTATTACATTCTATATATAACACAGATACATTGTATTTTATACAAGCGGCCTCGACTAAATCGTATACAATGTCAACGGGTTTTCTCCAAATCTCTCCGAATGCTACATACAAAGACGCCTCATCTCTGTTTAAAATTCTATTATTGATTCCTAATATACTCAAAGCCGAAAAGTCGGAAGTAGGACCGCAGGTAAATGCAGGATCAAGGAGTCCGTAATATCTTAAATCAGGCGGAGGTTCGCCAAAGTTCGGATTTTCGAATAGGCGCTCTTGTATATCAACGGGCTCTTGTTGATAGAGCGCCTGAAACAGTCCCTCTCCGATCGTTTTCCGAATTTCGTTTAATTCACTTATCGGGAATCGTTCCGGCCAAAGTGCGTTTCCGTTTACATCGATAGCAGGAAGTTTAAATACGGTCCAAAGTCCACCGTCCTCTATACATCCATCTTGTTCGAGGAGTCTCCCGGCTAGATCGCCCTTAGCCCAGCGCGTCGTAGTCAATACGATAGCGGCGTTTGTGTAAACGCGAAGTCTTGCTACACCCCTATACCAATTCCATACTTTTTCTTGATTTGTTGCACTTAACGCGTCTTCGAGGGTTTTAAAGGGATCGTCTATGCTAAATAGATGTGCACCTCTCCCGTTGATTGGTCCGTCAACTCCCGCCCCAACGGTCACCCCGCCGTCTGTCGTCTTCCACCGGTTACGCGCACGGCTATCGGACCGAACGTAAACCTTTGGAAAGATGTCTCTAAATTCGGCGGATTCGCAAATATCTCTTTGGCAACTGGTATATTCTTCCGCAAGATCCGCACCATACGCCGCTAAAATGGTTTCTTTTTTTGGGTTATTTCCGATAAACCAGCTCGGGAATATCTTACTAGCGAGCAGCGTTTTTCCGTGTCTAGGAGGCGCGTTAATTATTAAACGTTTTATTTCGCCGCGCGCCACTTTTGTAAGTGCTTCGCCGATTTTTCGGATATGTGGGGGATCTTCAAAGGTTGGATCTACGTATTTAGCAAAACAGAATAGATCATCTCTTCCATGCAATTTTTTGAATGCTTTAGAGTCCTTACTTGTATCGCCGAAAGCTATTGTCTGGCTTTCGCGGATCGCCTCAAGAATACCTCCTCTTGTATATTCAGGAGTTTTGATTGTCTGGCGTGACATCTATAGCCTTGGCCTCGTTGTCCGTAAACATTGCGTCTATGCGTCTGTCTATTTTGGCTTGGTTGCGCGTAATTACTCGATTTACTTCCGGAATAGATTTTAGTATATTAGTATATTCTTGTATTACATAGATAGGGTTTGACCACTTTGCACCTGATCCCAGTTTGTGCATAATGTTGATGATTACGCTAAGGGAGTTTATCGCGCCTTCTTTGGTTTTAAATGTAAGTGCGGCGTCTTTTAAATCTTCAAGGACACCTTCAAGTACATCAGAGCACTCGTTGCGTAGTTTAGCCAAGTTAAGGGTTGCTATATCCTCTTCTTTGCGATTGAGTTTGTCCCAGAGCAGGGCCCTTCTTGTTTCCCAGTCGTTTCCGTTTTCATCGGTAATTCGCATCCATGCGACCGCTGTCCGTGGTGATATTTTTAGGTCCTTTGTAGCAAGGTAGTTAGTGAGCTGTTCTGCGTTATTTACGTCGCCTGATAGATAGGCTATTAACCCTATCTCGTAAGGTTTGGCCTTATAAGGTTTGCGTTTTTTTTGGTCCTCCATTTAAGGATAGACAATAATCTATCTATAGAGTTATCAAAAGGCCGTAATTTCCGATTTTGCTTTTCAAAAACCTCTAAATGTGTGTCAATTTTGCTTAACGTGGCAACGTTTATTTATCGCAAAAATTTAATCCGACATGTAATATTAGGATTTTATTATTTGATTCCGTCTGATTTTCGATGGATGAAAGTAAAGTAAAAGATAGCCTTCGGGCTATATTCAAAGATTTTTATAAAGACCTTGAGGTAAAAAAAGAGCCTACGGGGAATCTGGTAGAACGATATGTTCTACGCGCCTATCGTCTATTGGTGGAGATTTCTTCTGGAGGATAGCGCGGATCGCTCTGATTTCAGATCGTTTCATTTCGAGTAGCATCTCTATTATATCTTCGATCCCGGCCTTTTCAATCCGCTTTCGCAAGAAACGGTCTCTGTCCGCGGCCTCAAAATGATCATAATCTGTGTCCTTATTTTCTGCTATCTGTTGAATAACCTCGGGCGGAAATCTATGTTCTCCTTCGCCAAAAACGAGCCAAAATGGGTTATACCCTAACGCCTTTAGCAATCCATACGCAAAATCAAACCCGATTTGGCGGTCCGAAAAGGGATTAAGATAATTATATACCGTTCCAGGAACAACTCCGGTTATTTTTGCTAAACCCGGAGCGTTTAAACCCGTCTCGGACATGACAATCTTTAGTCGCTGGATTTGCAGATTTTTGTCACGGTTGTGCATTTTTTAGGTTGTAAGTTGCACTCGAATCACTATTTTCAAGGCATTCGGTATACTATCAGTTTTTCGGACATGTCAGACAAAAAAATAAGCGATTCTGCAAAAAAATGAATTCATTTTTTCGAATCGCTTTTGATAGAATGCCAAACAAATATATAGTAGATTCGGTGGCGAGAATGGAACTGGTTAGAATTGTAGAAGATAAATTTTATGCAACGATTTTGAATCTCCCAGAAACAGAGGCGGAAACCAAAGTATCAATTCGCAATCTTGCGAAAGAAGTAATTTTGCTTATTTACGAAAGGTTTTCAAAATCGTCTCAACTTGATCATAATGGTCTTCCTGGATTTCAAGAATCAGATCCACGATCTTTTTCAACTTTGGACGACGATTGATTCTTCCTATCATTGCGAGCGACTTTAGAGCATCCGTTGACTGTTGTTCAAAGGGTTTAAGGACGGGGCCTACTTCAGTATGCCACCAATTTGCATTTAGACCTCTTTCTATGATTAGTCTTTCTATTACTTCCTCGGGTAATCTCTTAACACGTCCGCTAAACATTTCAGACAGGGTGGACCTATGAATCCCATACTCATCCGCAAATTCAGATTTGCTCATAGATAGAGCGTCTAATAATTTTTCTAATTTTTTGCGCATATAGTTTATATAGTTCGTAAAATACTGATTGACTCTTGAGGGATAATTAGTATTTTACTGACATGTTTTACACCCACAGTGATCCCAGAGGTACACTATTTCATAAGAATAGTGTACCTCTGGGATCAGAATCAAGATTACCGTCAAAAGCGCAAGAACTTCCAGGTTTACTATTCTCAGAGAATAGTAAACCTATTCGCACAGGCAAGCGTAACTTTTGCCCGCTGTTATCCTCCATTGTAATCCGAGACTACAATTCGACTTACGCGCTTGCCACAAAATACGGAGTCTCTCGTCAATTTATTTCTTACGTCCTTCACGGTGATAAAAAATCAAAACGTGTAGAGCAGATTATCTTTACCGAATGGGGTATCACCGTCAGCGAGTTCCAGCAACTAACACTGAATTGGTTAGAACTCAAGTCCCAAGGAAAAACATACACACAAGCAGAGATTAAGGATTTTGGCGACTCGGTGCGCGCGCGCAAGCTGGGGATTAGTGTTGAGGAGCTTCGTAAGCGCAAGGCGGAAATATTAGGCCCAATTGTATAGGTCGAATTTTCTGATAACGTTATAACATTTTAATATATTAATATAAGGAGAGAGATAATGAAAAAACTGTTACAGTGGATACCTCATGGTATCGTACTTTGTTTGTTGTCGGTTGCGGAAGGATCAAGGCTTTTTGAATTTTACCGCATGTTGTCGGGTAATGCGTTAGCCGGAATTGCAAGCGCCGGGGTAACCGTCGGAATCGTCTTTTATCTCGCACTATATGGCTACCATAATGCGAGCCGTTGGGCTACTGCTTTGTGTATTTTGTTGTCCCTTGCGAGTTTTGTGCAACCGCTCAAAAACGAATACATACAAGAGGACAAAGCCCGACCAATCAAAGAGTTGCTTGGTTACCCTACGTATAACCCAAAAGCGTTTTGGAATGGAGGACGGGAAACGTATGTAGAGACATATAGATTAGAGACGGAGAGAATCAAAAAGCAAAACGAGTTAATATTGTCACAAAATGCAGAGACCCAAGCAAGCAAAGAGTTGTCTTTGTATTTTTGGCATTTACTTTTAGGCGCTCTTGTATTGGCCGTCTGTGTCCCAATCCTTAACTACCTTGTGTCTCACAAGATTGCAAGTATGGCTATAGATCCCATGCTAGCGCATGAAGAGCATGCAATGAGTAATGTTGTTAATCACGTCGCAACGGATTCGGTGACCGGGATGAAAGTGGTAACCCATCAAGAATTTTTGCGAAGCGACAAAGACGCTGACAGGAAGACGACACAAGTAATTGACTTCCCCCAAGGCGACAATAGCGACAAGTCGCAAAGAAGCGACAGGGGAACTGTCGTGTCGCATGAAGAAGACGACAGTGGCGACAAACCGCCTCGTCAACAAGGCGACATGACAAGTCGCAACGTAGAAATCCGTCGTCTGTATGACGCAAAAGTACCGGCACCTGAGATTGCTAAGATATTTAGTATAAGCCGCCAACAAGTTTATAAAATCCTAACACCAAAAAAGCAAATGAGCAGGAGTAGTTTTATTCCGTCCTTAAGCTTTACATAATATAACAATATAAAGAGGTTCACGCCATGAGTAAAAAACACTCTAACCAAACTGACATAGACGTAATGGATGATGATGTTACGCTACCCGTAGTTACGCCTACCGCACCCCTCTTGCTGCAGCCGGAGGCTGCGGCACTACGCTGCAGGATGCTTGTCTCCGAGATTCAGCAAAATATAGCTAAGTCTATCTTTGCCCTCAAGGAAATACACGATCATAAACTCTATGAGTATATGGGGTATGGCGATTTTCGGGAGTTCGTAGTGATAGAGCTCAAAAACGTTATACCACTTACTCAAGCAATTACGTATCTAACGATAGGTAAACGATTTGACTCCGAATCTGCACTAAAAGTATTCCGAGGCAATATTAAGCAAATATTACAATTTTCTAATGACCCTGACTATTCGGACGTAACAATTGGAGAGTCTTACGCAATGCGTAACGGCGAGCGGATTGGGTTAGATATTTTAGAGGCCGAAATTTCGGCCAAATATATAGAGAAAGAAAGGGAACTTAGCGAAAAAATAAAGACCGCGAAGCAGGCGAAAAAAGGCAGTGACGTGCTTTTAGAGCGCAAGGAACAGATGATCTTAGAACTAAAAGAGGAGGCAATGGAACTAAGGTCTCAGTTGGATGCGGTTGTACATACGGATAAAAAAAACTTAGTAGAAGCGCTTGGAACAGAACGCCAAGTTAAGGGTCATTTTGACCTGGCGACTCAAAGAATTTTGTCTGAAATGCAAGAACTCGAGTCAGTTGATATAACCAAGTTTGCCAAAAACGCAAATATACGCACACATATCGCCGAAAAAATCCAGTCGATCGAAACGGGACTTGCGTCTCTGCGCGAGGCGTTCGGTGGAGTCTTGTATTCCGACAAAAAAGGTAAGACAAAATGAATACAAGGCTAGATTCGATCGTCGACCCAATCACATTAGCAAAATATTATAGAGAATGGAGGGATCTGAGAGGGGTAGGAACAAAACTTGAGCGCGGGGAGATAGTTCGCGAAGCTTGTAAACAATTTGGAATCGATTCCGTCTCTACTGTTTATAAATACTTTAACCGCCTCCTTACGGGGGAATCTGTATTTAGTGCGACTAAGCCTAAAGCGCGCGGTGGGGTTGTATTGTCTTCGAGGCGAGAGGAGCGTTACAGACTACTTCGCAAAATTGCGACTTTAAAGGTTGCGACAGAGACAAACTCGAAAATTAAAAACGCCTCTACCAAGGAGGCTATGCGGATTTGTGTCGAAGAGGGATTTTTAAAGGCGGAGGACTTGCCTCATAGGTCAACAATTGACAGAGACCTAGGTAAGTATGGGCTACGGATGCGGGACTTTCGCAAGGCCCACACCGCAGTCCAGTTGTACGCAGACTTTGCCGGTGAGTGGTATGTAGTGGATGCGACCCCATTAGACCAACACTACCTAAGACTCGACAACAAATTTAAGTACCGTAAAGACCTATCTCAAAAAGACAAGCATTTAGCAGAGATTTTACACAAAGAGGGGCTGCGTAAGATTATATTAATCTTTGCGGTTGACCTCTTTTCGGGCGCTTGGTTTTGCCGTGCGTATGCGCCTGAGGGTGGAGGCGAATCGGCGGCGATTTGGTTGGATTTTTGGAGCGAATTAATATTAGCTAAACCTGATATACCTATGCAAGGCGTATGTTTTAATGCGTACGGTGACAAGGGCGCAGGACTTAAATCCAACGAGACAAAAACCTATTTTGACAGACTCGGAACAAATATTGTAACGCATCTAGTAAATATGCCAAGCGCCAAGGGGCTTGTGGAAGGTCGAATCAGTGCGGCAAAGCGTAGTCATGAGGCTTTACTCAAAGGACTTGAGGACGACTATTTAGACCTAGAATCTCTGAATGAACATTATAGACAGTGGCAAATATATCATAACACGGTAAGCGGAGCGTATGCAAAATTTTGCGAAAGTACAAACAAAAGGCCGCTCCGTAGCGTAAACGCGGATGATTTGCGCAATGCGCGCTTTGCGTTTAATCGCCGCAAGATAGACGCGTATGGTTGTATCTCTATCAAGTGGACCTCTAAATCTAAAGTAGAATATTACTTTGTTGGTCGTGATATAGCGCGCGGAACAGAGTTAAACATATATCGGGATATAACCGGCAAAGTAAAGGCTCTTGATCCTCGCACTGGCCGAATGTATGACTGCGACCAACGCGGTAAACAGCGCCGCAAGATGGGGACATTCCATAATGATCATGATTACGATTGGTCGGAAACCCCAGAAGAAAAAGTTCGAAAAGAGATTCGTAAAATCGCAAAAGACACAACGTTTACTTACGAATCTACCCTACCTCCTAAAATTGATATACCTGAGTGGACCGGCAAGACTCGCCCGCATTTTGTGCCTGATCCGAGTTTCCCGACAGAATACGCATCTGTTGGGGATGCGATATGCGCACTCGAAGAAATAGCAGGTGAGATTGAGGAAGACCTATTGCCGGCGATTGCAAGCAGTCTTAATTTAATCTTAGAGTCAAATGGTAAATTAGTATATTCTGATTTGCGCAAGTTTGCGGACATTATGAGGGTGGAAGAAGAATGAATTTTTTATTAACCGACCAACTTAAACGCACACTACGCAAAATAGACAAGACAATCAATAATAACGGCTGGTTACTTATTACGGGAGACGTAGGGACCGGTAAGACTACGTTACGTCGTTATATATCTAGCGACTACGCTAAAGAAAATAACTATCTCGTTTTGAACGTAACCTCTTGGCGTAATCAAGGCCGTTCTCGCGCTCCCGCCCTTATGACGCGTATGATTCGTCAACTTTCGCCCGACTCCTCTGTCCCGTCGGACGTGGAACTACGAGAAGAACGTTTACGCACCTTATTACTCAGGTTGAGTCAAAAACAAAAAAAGCAGGAGAAAAAAAAGAAAGATAGCGGGGACGCTAAAAGAGTTCCGACCAGGGTTGTGCTTGTGATAGACTCCGCCCAAGACGTAAGCGATTCTACTTTCCGGGAACTTAAAAAACTAAGAGAAATCCACTCTGATCCACTCTTTACGGTGCTAATGTTTGGTAACGAGTCTGCTGCGATGGATAACGTTTTGTCAGGGCGAGAGATTGGGTATCGCTGTGGATATATCGAACTAGAACTTTTGACCAAAGAGGAGACGCTTGAGTTTGCAATCGATCGTTTTAGTATATCTTTCGAATCCGGTAAAAGTGGCGAAGTCGCCAAGCGTTTGTTTTGCGAAACGGTACATCCAAGTCCCTTAGGAATCGAATACTTTAAAAGTTGTTTAGATGAGTTATCCGGATTTGACGGGATTGCCACTAAGGATCTAATCAAACGCGCCGCACTTGTGGATTTAGGGTTTAAGGTAGATAAATCAAATATCCGAATATCGGATATAACGCAAGAAGCCAAGCTCATTGGGGTGCGCCTGACTACCGACGACGTTACAAAAGCAATCACTGGCAAGTCTAGGGCGCCCGAAGAAAAGTTAGCGCTAATCCAAAAACTAACCGAAAAGGTAATCCGCAAAAAATCCACTACGTAGTTTCAAACAACGGAAATGACGACCTTGTTAAATCTTTTGTTTTGAGTCAAAATCACAAACATTCATGACGAAAAACTTCTCAATGGGTCGCTTCGGCGACTCGTTTTTTACGTAGTTGCAAAAAAATGAATATAGACTTACAAGATTTACAAAACATATCCGACTACAGAGTTATTTTAGTATCTTTGCTATTGTTACTCTCTATAGTTTACAGATACGGTAAGGATCTAAACGTTATTTTTAGCTGGGCGTCTTCTAAGATATTTAATAAATCGAATGCAAAAATCGAAGCGCTCTTGAAAGAAATTGAAACACTTTTAAAAGAAAACGAAAGCTGGAGACAAAGGCTCGAGGAAATCCAGTTATACGTAAAATCAAATCAAGCCACACTCGAAAACCACACCGGAATTTTAGAACACCCTTCTAAAGTTTTTGCTGAATCTCAAAAAATTACATTCCGCTTTGCGGATCGTTTAAGGGTTAGCGATTCCCACAGGTTTCCCGATTTTTTAAGACTTCTTGAAGACCGGGTGCGTATGATCCCGTTTGCCGATCAAAATCTTACCTTAGACCTGACAGGAGTTGAATCGTTTAACTCAAAATCTCTGTCCGCTTTGCACGAAATCTTTAATCGTATCGGCACAAATAACGGAATACGACTAACCTTACTTTTTGACAAAAGTAATAAAGAGCACGTTCGTATTGCAAATAACTTTAAAAAAATTGAATCTGATTTGCCGACCGATTCCGCCGTTGCGTGTTTGATCGAATCAAAACACGCAAATAACGAAAAACCTAAATCTAAAAAACGTAGAGGTGTCTAATGAAGTTTTTTTGGCAAGACGACAAAACAAAACAATTTTCGGACACGACCCTAAGAACCTGGATTGTGTTTTTTTTATTTTTTTCCGCGTGCATATATTATATTTTTGTTAAGGACGAATTGTCCGAACAAAAATTAACACTAATCCAAATCCTTGCTTATTTTGCGATAGGCCAAGGTTGTCTGTATCTTGGCAAACGAGTAAACGAGAATTCCGGAATTAAATTTAGCGCCAAAGAGTTCGAAGTAAAGTCAAGGAAAAGATAATGAAACGAAATACGATGATTGCTATATTCTTTTTTTGTTATGCAGCCTTTTATTGTATGACCACACAATCCCCAGTGGCCGACGTAATTAAGGCGCAAATTAGGAGTTACGAACTGGCGCAAGCAGCTTTTAAAAAAGGGGAGCCCGGATCAGCGGAACGCGTAGTCTCAAGCTTAGAAGAATGTAGATATAGCCTCATAGCACTTGATAAAGCCGTTTCGTCAAAAGACCAAAAAATCGCCGAATTGGAAGACTCTTTGCGTAAGTGTGCGGACAAGGTAGCAAGTCACGCACAAGGAACCGGTTTTCAGTCCGGAGTCAAGTGGCTTGCCGGGATTACGATCGTTTTTTTAATTTTAATTTTTTTGATATACTTAGTTATGACGGGTAAATTAAGAATCCCGTTTATAACAGGATCTTAATATGATTTTGGTAGATGAATTTGTATCCCTTCTCTCAATTAAAATTGCTGCTGTTTTGAACCATTGCGTAAAAGACGATTCGTGGACTATTTTCGGTGTGCGGGGATGTGGTATAAAGCCCAAGGACGGAAAGTTTTATTTTGTCAAAACATTAAATAATCTTAATGTATATGACGACCTGCTTTGTATTGCCAAGGGAGACGAGTTTAAAGTATTTAAAGGCACGGTTGATCCAGGTCGTAAATACACCTTGACGCCGATGAATTCCAACGGATGCGCTCATTTACTAAATGGTCTTCATTGGTTCGGAAAGGCATTACACAAAGGTGAGCCCGCTTTTGCACAAGCTAAGCCCGTTAAAATTTGGCGTGATCGGAACCGAAATAACGAAAACGACGACGGATTTGAAGAGGAAGGATTTTTCGAAATCTTTATTCATCCGGGGTCTGGTAATCAAAATAAAATCGATGGTTATAGCGCGGGTTGTATCAACACCATGGGGGATAAAAAATCAATTGCGTGGAGAGACTTTAGAGATACGTTATATACTTGCGATCAACCCGATTATAACGGCCTTTATCCTGTAATCATCACCGATTTTCCTGCGGATCTTGAGTAATGACGACTACAAGCCCGCACGTCATAGAGGATCTAATGCTCGCCTTATCGGATTATCTTAAAATAGAGGTGGTTCGTAAGAATCAAAGCTCTCCACGTCCCCCGTATCCTTATGCGGGTTACGGGGTGTTATTGCGTAACAAGGATCTTGCAAACCTACGTTATCCGCAACCGATTGCAGATGATACCAAAGTATCAATCCTATATGTGGTCCCGGAGGCCGCTAAAATATCGTTATCTTTTTATGGCACCGAACTAAACTCGGGCAACCCTTTAGACGCGTTATACGACCTTTCGACCAAGGCTAGAGAATGGCTTGAATTAATTGGCAAGCCGATCATTGAGTCTATCGGCATTATAATTGATGACTTTGGTAGTATCCAAGACAGGACAACTTTATTGGACGAATACGAATATCAAACAGGTTTTGATTTCAGGATACGCGGTCAAAGAGAGTTTGAGGTTATTGAGGACGCGGTGGATCTAACGGCAACATATAGCGCTATTGATTGGAGTGATCAAAATGAGTCAAATATCTAATATATCTATAAACATATCTCTTAAGACCCTACCTCTGTCGCAAAAAGGTTTTGGTTTGGCCCTTGTCGCCGGGGACACTCCAAGGCATGTAAATTACGAATTGGACGTATTGTCAAACTCTGCTGGTATTAAGTGGCGAGCTGTGACATTAGGGGATGTGCATATACAAATACAATATTTAGCAGTGGGCCACAACACAGCCCTTACGGTTACGCGCACGGGCGCGGGAACATCTAACAGCCCTTATATTATCTCTGTCGCATTGGCAACAGACTCACAAGGTAACGTATTGTCAACCGCCGCCCAAATCAAAGCAGCAGCGGAAGCGGTTTCGGAGGTCGGTGGGCAAAATAAAATCGTAAACTTGTCTTTGTTGCACGGTTCAGGCGACGGAGTGGCGACCGCGTTTGACGCGCTCCATTTAGTGGATACTACCGAGTCTTACCTGGAGATACAAGATCCGGATAATTTATTAGATCCTGCAATTGGATATACCCCAAGTTCGCCTGAATACAAATTGGCTGCTGCTATTTTTTCGCAAACCCCAAGAGTAGACAAGATCGCCGTTTTAAAAATCAACTCCTTTGCGACAATTGTGTCTGAGCTTGCAGACCTACGTAACGACGGTTTTGATGATTGGTATTGGCTACTTACGACTACAAGAGATAAGACCGAAATCAAGGCGATTTCAGCATATTTAAATACGTTAGAAAAATGTTATATTCCGGCAACTTCGGATCAAGGCGCGGTGGACGCGTTATTAGGAGACGAAAGGACTCTATTGATTACATCTAATCACGCGGAAGATTATCCGGACGGGGCAATTTTTGGGCGTTGCGGTGGTATGCCGATAGGATCTGTGACTTGGGACTCCAAGGCGTTAAATGGACAAAAAAATTCAGACGTCACCATGTCCGAACAATCTCAAATTTTGGCAAAACACGGTAATTTAATCCGCGAAATGGGCGGGGTAAATGTTTTTTGGAAAGGGACAACTATGTCCGGTCAGTATATCGATATTATCAACGGACGAGATTATCTCAAAGCAAGATTACAAGAGGCATACCATTCGTTAAAAATTAACAACAATAAAATATCGATGACCGTAAACGGGCTTAAATTGATCGAGGCAACTTTACGCGAAGTTTTTAGGGATTGCGGTAAGCGTGGTATCATTGCGCGCGTAGAAGATGATGATGGACGTTCTCGCTCCGATTTAAACGATTTTCAATATAGACTAAAAATGCCCGAAACAATTTCAGACATTCCTGCAAACGACCGAGCAAATCGCAAAGTTTCGAATATTAGCTTTTCAGCAACTATTTCGGGCGGGATTAATGAAATCGAAATATCTGGTACTATGGGGGTATAACCAAAATGCCAAATCGTCAATTTGATTTATCTAAATTTACTGCAATCGCGATAAAGAACGGAATTCCCCGGGATGTTACAGACGGCCTTTCCTTAGAAGGCGATTTTCTTAGTCTAGAGCCGGAAACAAAAGAAGAGACTACTACTCGTAAGGGTTTGCGCGGTGAAAGTTATTCTGTAAACATAAATGAGGGCATAGGCAACAGCCAAATCTTAACTCTTAAGTATCTACCTTCCTCTCCTCATGTGCCGTTTTTCCACAACCTTCGTGAATCCAAAGAGCCTTTTGAGTTTCATTTCACGAATGACTCATCGCCTGCTGTTAAATTCATCGGTAACGAGTGCGTAATCATGGAATCGCCTAAGACGTCCATAAACGGTAAGTCTGGTTTTGCGGATTATGACTACAAATTACGTGCTACGTCTGGCACTTTGACTTTCTTATAATTATAATATTATAATATATGGATAAAAAAATTTTTCACCTTGAGAGCTTGAGCGTCACTCTCCTTACGCCGGTTCCGGTGGACGTTACGGCGGGGATAGTCTTAGAAGAGAGTTCGTTTCTTGGGGTCACAAAAGAGAACCCTAAGCTTTTAAACTATAAGGTGGGGATAGGCGGTGAGGTTTGGGTGGACGACAGCGTAGAGGACGTAGGCGTTTTGGAATTAAAGTATCTCCCAAACGCACCCGCAATTTCGACCCTCGAAATTTTAAAAAAAACCGGGACTCGTTTCGGTATTTTGATTCAAAATGATTCTGCTCCAAAATACAAAGGTATGTCCTCTAATTGTCGTATTTTAGAAAAACCTAATTTAGGTATAGGGAATAAGGGATTTACCAATCTTGTGTGGAAAATTTTGCTTTTGGGTTATAACGAAGTTTATTTAAATTCAGTTTTATAGAGGTAAAAAATGAGCAAAAAAATAGAAGTCGAAATTGTAGGTGTAGCGGGTGACGAAACTCTATATATCCAATTTTTTAAAGACGGAACACCAATTCCTAGTGAGCTCTATCGTTTGCAATATCCGGGGAATAGTTACGTCGAAAAAATGTCTGAAAGGATGATTGAGCAAAAAGGAGATGAGACAAAAATTAAACTTTCTTTAAGGACAATAGAGTTTTTTTCGAAATGCGCCTTTCCTCTTTCTGAAGGAAGCTCCGAGCTAGAACGTAACCTCATAGAACAGTTCGGAGCCAATACACGCAAAAAAATCAATGTTGATAAGATTCACCCGGCCTTATTCCCGATTTGGCAGAGGGTTATCGCTCGATTTCTTGATGGGGACTTATTCGCCGACGTTTTCGAACTTACGGCAAGATCCGACGATGGAGGAACTTCGGGCGGAGGCGAGCCGCAGGGTTGATATAAAATTATTATATTATAATGCTTATATATACGGCTTGTCTCAATTCAGCGATAACACCATCCAAAGCGCGCATCCTATGCGGCTTCTAGAGATCGAAGAGGTTATTCGTCGCAAAATAGAATATGATAACCGAGTATATAGAGTGGCTATAATAGGACCACGGAATGAGTGATCAAGTAATCAAACGACTAAGTTTTAAGATTACCGCCGACGGAATCGGCGAGGTCGGCGGACATTTATCCTATTTGGATCAAGTCACAGACGGCCTTGCTCATAAATTCGGATCGATTATTCCACAAGTTAGATATACAAGTGAGTCCATGGGTCTTCTTACCAAAGAGGTCGGTGGACTCGCTCATAGCTTTGGAACATTTACGCAAATACCGGATAACATTTCTGCGACAAGCGAACAAATCCAAAGCATGTCAAAATATTTAGGCGTTGCGGATGATGATCTTACTCAACTTATCTCTAAGACTAGATCCGATTTTAAACTTGCGGACGAGTTTGAACGGACGGCGCGTGCTGCTGGCTTGACGGATCAAGAGATTGTCAAAATCGTTGAGCACTTAAAAACACTAAAAGCTAATCCGCCCGCCTCTCCGATTCCGCCCGAGGTGATCACTCCGACGCTTGAGCAAATTCAAAGTATGTCAAAATCATTAGGTATCTCCGAGGCTCAATTGAATAAATTAATTTCTAAAACTAGGGATGATTTTAAGCTTGCAGATGATTTTAAGGACACTGCAAAAGCGGCGGGCCTATTAGATAGAGAAATACAGTCTATATCGGGGCATATCGAGCAATCCAAAATTAAGACTGTGGGCTGGGTGAGTCTTATGAGTGGTCTTGCGGCCACAGGACTTACTCTTTCTCTTTCTGGTTTTTTTGGTTCTGCCCTTGAGCAAGCGAGCCTGCTCGAAAAATACGAAACGGTTTTAACGACTACATTAGGCTCCTCTAAATTAGCAAAATCTGCCATGCAGGACGTGCAGGAGTTTGCAAAAACCACGCCCTACGAAATGGCGGAGGTTACCGGTTCTTATGTAAAATTTGCAAACCGGGGTATTGTTCCGACTATGGAGCTTATGACTCGTTTTGGAGACGTTGCCGCCTCACAGGGTAAGTCTTTTGATCAATTCACCGAAGCGGTGTTAGACGCCACGACCGGGGAATTTGAGAGGATGAAAGAGTTTGGTATCCGTATGTCATCTGTCGGTAATAAGGTAATGGTCCAATTTAAGGATTTTAAAAAGTCCGTAGATAAAACACCCGAATCGATCAAAAACGCATTATTAGAACTTGGTAAACTCAACGGGGTTCAGGGCGGAATGGACAAATTGTCTAAAACCTGGGGTGGACTCATGTCCAACTTGCAAGACGGAATCAAACAAACGATGGCAATCGCAGGCGTTTTTATTGCTTCGGTTCTAAAGCCTATATTGATATTTTTTACGGACGGCGCACAAGCGGCGGCTCGGCTAAGATTTGCTCTTGTTGCGCTTGCACTTACGATAGGCGTGGGACTGGTTTCGGCAAGTTACGCCTGGGTTTCTGCATTAGACGCCATCGCAATCGCCAAGGTAGCCGCGTTTGGTGAATTGATTGCGATTGCGGCTATTGTCGCCGCTTCCTTAGCGACAATTTACTTAGCGCTTGAGGATATTTATTTATTTTTCGAGTACGGTCCCGAAGGTAGTGAGACTTATTTCGGGGACCTACTTAAATGGTTTGGACTTACTGACTCCGAGTTATCTGATCTACATAAAGGTTTTCAGGATCTAAAAATTACGTTAGGCGCCGTTTGGGACTCGTTTAAAGAGTTTATAGAGTCTGATACCGGCCAAGCGATCAAAAAAGTTCTGTTAGTTGTCGCCGGTGTTGTGGCCGCAATCGCTTTTTTACCGGCTACGTTAGTTATGGGTCTCGCCGTGTTAGCTACGGTGATACATACACAGTGGGACAAAATTACGACTTGGATCAAAAACGCTTGGGATAAGACTTTGGATTTTCTTTTGGGCGCGGCGGCGATTGCGGCTAAACTTTTAATCGTATATCTATTCCCCATTTCAGCCCTTTATCTTTTTCGGGACGAAATCGCCTTTGCGTTTGACTGGATTTTTAAAAAGATTGAGTCCATCCCATTTTTAAAACCTTTGATTGATCAATTGGTCTCACTCAAAAATGCGGCAAAGGATATTTTTGTATCGATCCTAGATTCTATCAATACGGGATTAAATTCCTTGTTTGATTTTGACGGGCTCAAGTCTGTTTTTGTGGACATGATTAATGAGTTAATATCTCAGATTAACTCTTCTCTTTCCTCAAGCCCGCTTCTAAAAAGAGTTTTTCCGCAAATCCCGCTTATCGAGGCGCGACAATTCGGCGGACCTGTCGAACCTGATAAGGGTTATATTGTAGGCGAAGATGGGCCCGAGTTTAGGACTTTTAGCAAGCCCGGTACAATTATCCCTAACCACGAAATCAAAGCAGCGCTTGGGTCTCGCGGTTCTGTGTCGACTCCTTCGGGCACGCCAATTCAATTCAATTTTGGTAATATACTTATCTCAGGCGACAACGCTACGGGTGTCGCATCTAGCTTTTGGGACGAGGTAAAAAAAAGCGCCAGGGAAAACGAAAATGAAGTTCGTATATCTTTAGGACTTGCGCCCACATGAGTATAGCAAGTTTTTTTACAGGTAGGGAGACGCTTGGCATTACAGGAGTCCAAGACGGCAAAACGGTCACAATTAATCTAAACGTTACGACTGCTTTTAGTCAAGACTACCCTGTTATAATCACACAACATCCGATCGAAAAAGATCCAACCAATACTGACACGGCTAACATTTCGGACCACGTTATTCCTTCACCTCCTACGATCAGTTTAGTTTGTGTTGTTTCAAGCGACGTGGGTCTTACATCGATTACGAGCACTTCCGAAAAACTTAAAACTCTAATATACTGGCAAAGGGTCGGAAGTATCGTAAAAGTGGAGGGTTATGGGACCGGCGGCTTGATTAATAGTATGATTTCGTTGTTTGGCATGTCTGGTTTATTTAACGACGATATTGACGAGCCGTTGTATTTAGGACTTGACGACGAGGTAATTGAAAATTTAGCAATTGGTAATATACGCACACGCCGAGAAACCGGGCTTGGTAAGTCCGTTGAAATATCTTTGGAGCTAAAGCGTATCATCGTGACTGAAGCACAAACGGCGGTTACTGGCACTACAGGCGTTAAAACAAAAGGTAAAACGCCTACCAATAAAACGGACAAAAAGTCTTCTAAAAAAGTCAAAAGCTCGGTCAAGGAAATCTCGTAATGATCAGGTCCTTACAAGTAAGATTTGATGAGCTCCCGGTTTCCAAAATTTTTCAGCTCGGGGACAAGGATTTCGAGTTTGAATTTAGATACAACTCTCGTTTTGATTTTATTACTCTATACGTCAAGGACGGATTAGATATTCTGCATACTTCTAAACTGTCCTACGGAGTTGATTGTATGTTAGGTTTTGCAAATTTCAGCTTAGTCCCTCTTTGCTTAGGGGATCTTTCAAATGAGGGTTATTCCAACCTACAGGTAAATAAAGATACGTTTGGGAATAATGTTTTTCTTTTTTTTGATGATGGGGAGGATTTATAAATGTATATCAATTATTTTGAATTTGTATATCATAATATTATTATATCATTACTTAAGGATTGGACGTTTTAATATGCAGCTCTTAAGACAGGTGGAAGTCAGAATAGAGTCACCAGACGGGAGGGTGAAAATATTTTCACACGATTCCAAGGGTGCAAATTTATTTTCTATCGAGTTTGACGTTTTGTTTGATAAAACTAATTTAACTACTATATCACTTTATAATGTCCTGAGTTCTACGGTTGATATGTGCACTCCTAAGACTGGCAAGAAAAAGTCGGATACAATTCATTCTCGGGCTGAACTTTTTGTCGGATATGGAAACGATCTTTCCCTTGTCGCCAAGGGCGATATACTTCAGCATAAGGTTAGCGCGCGAGGACCTGATCGGATTTTAGAATTTAAATTTTCAGACCTGCTTAATCAGTTATATTCATTTTCCGTAACAGAGACTTTTCAGAAAACTTTGGTCTCGTCTATTTTGACGCAACTATTTGCAAAATATGGAATATCATATTTTGCACTTCGATTTTCTGAGGACGTCTTAATCGATAAAATTACTTTTTCCGGCGAATCCTTGGGTTACGTAATTGACCGGTTATCCAAGCAAGTAAAAGCCCGTAGATACTTTCAACTTGGTAAATTGATTATAGAGGATGACAATTGGACCACTCACCACAAATCAAAAGAGATTGTTTTGTTAGATAGGACTTCAGGTCTGGTTGGTAATCCGCAAAAAACCAAAAACGGCTGGAAGGTCAAAAGTTTACTAAATCCTTTAATCACCAAGGGTGAAAAGGTGCACTTGTCTTTTCATAACAATACAACTAACTCTAAGATCGATTCCGAGTTCTTAGTTTTAAAAGGGCAGCACAAGGGTGGATCTAGGACAGTTGATTATTTTACAGAATTCGAATGTAAGGCGGTTTGATATATGATTACCCCCGAAATTCTGCAAGAAAAAATCAATTCAGAACTTTGTAAAGTATGGACTGGCCTATACGGTAAGATTGATTCTTTTGACAAGTCTTCCTTAACTGCATCCGTTAAACCTCTTTTAAAAGTTCCGACCGAAGACGATTTCGAGGAATTGCCTTTGCTTGTAAGATTGCCTGTTAACGTCTTTTACTCTGGCGGCTTAATGATCGTCCCTGACTATCAAAGGGGGGACGTTGTTTATTTGGCTCCTTCTCCATATTCGATCCAAAGTTCAATCCGGGGTATGATCGACAAAACCCAGGAGGATCTTGATAGTTTAGAACCCCCTCGGTTTGGTCTTGAGAACTGTTCGGTTGCGTTTGGTATTCCGACGCATCCATTCCAGCTTCCGCCCGCTGTCCAAAGGACCGGTCTTACTGTTTGTGACGCGACGGGTTCTACTTATATCAATGTCCAGCCTTCGGGGATTGAGCTTAAATCCGGTCAGGCGAGTTCCGAAAAATCTGTATTGGGCGAGAGTCTTAAAAATATCCTATCGGATATTTTAGACGCAATTACATCCTTAACGGTTCCGTGTTCGAGCCCTGGGGCCGCCTCCGGCGTCCCAATAAACACGGCTGTCTTTTTGTCCTTAAAGGCAAGACTTTCAACTGTGCTATCTCAGAATATTAAAAATAACTAATGAATACTTTTTTAATACAAAACGGCGACCTAAAAACTACTTGTATAAGTGGTTCCGATTGTCTCAAACAAAGGATCACGAATCGATTTAAGCTTTGGCGTGGAGAGTGGGAGTTTGATCAGTCAATCGGATTCCCTTGGGAAAGGGTCTTACGTAAAAACCCGAGTAAAAAAGAAGCGGAGGCTCTGATTAGATTCGAGCTAAAAAAAGATCCGGAGGTCATCTCAATCGAATCAATCGAAATAATTTTTATCGATACAGAGGACAAGGCAAACCAATACGACAGCAAACTAAGGGTCGCGCTTATTAGATACACAGTCCAAACCGTCTACGGTATTATATCGGGGGATTTATGACTTACGGTGCCACTTTATCCGGTTTTGTTATCAAAGACAAAGACGTAATTAAGTCCGATTTGATTTCTCTTGCACAAAATATTTTTGGATCAAACGAGGATATTTCTCCACACGCCCCTCTTGGGATGTTTATCGAATTAATTTCCGAATCTCAGTTCTTGATCTGGCAAGTGCTTGAATCTAATTATAATGACTCTTATTTAGATACATCTTCGGGCGTTGCCCTTGATAGGCTTGTTCGCTTAAGAGGAGTTAAGCGCAAAGAGGCTCAATCCGAAATGGTAACCTTAGTTATCCATGGTTTAGACTACGCCACGGTTCCCAAAGGGCTTTTGGTATCTACTCCCAAGGGGGTTCAGTTTAAATCAAGCGAAGACAAAACAATTTTGTCCGGTTCCGCTTCTGTGCAATTCGAGGCCGTGATTCCTGGTTTAGCCCAAAGGGTTATTCCTAACTCCTTAACTGTATTCGTAAATCCTAATGCAGACTATTATAATGTGATTAATCCTCAAAGCAGTTCTGGCGGTTCTGAGCGGGAGACCGACCCGGAATTACTTGCTCGCTATCTAGAGCTCGTCGTGACCGAAAAAGATTCAGGCGCCTCTCCTTACACCAAGGCACAGATCGAGAATGAGCCTTCGATTGTTAGTTGTTCGATCCGCGAAAATAAACTTGGGGTTCAAGTGGACGATCTTCCAGCCAATTCGCTTCACTTTATCGTTGACGGTGGAACAGACGATCTTGTGGCAAATTTGATTTACAGGTACAAACCTGGAGGAATTGGGCTTTCCGGGTCTATTCAGAAAACAATTGATGGAAATCTAATATACTTTGATCGTCCGAGTGATTTACAGATTTTTATAAAAGTTGAAATCTGGAGAAATTCTTTATTTGATAATAATAGCATAACGTTCATTAAGACCGCGATTGTTCGCACAATCGGAGGTGTGGACACTATTGCGGGCGTTAACTGCCCCTACAAAGGTCTTGGCACCGGTAAGAACGTCGTCGCCTATCCAATCTATTCCGCAATCGGCAACGTCGTGGGAGTTGATAATCTTTTGATACAGTTGGGCACGAGCTCGGGGGCAACTAACGCCAATATGGTGGTCGTTTCACCTACACAAGTAGCTAAAGTTTTTACAGCAAATATACAAGTGGTTATACATTAATGGATCATTCGTCTTTGGTTTATAAGCTCCCGAGTAGTATCTATAACAAAGATCCAGATTCGGGGGTTGTAAAGTTTTGGAGTTTAGTTGCAATCTCTTCGAACGAGATTGAGGCGGCTATTATTCCAAGTTACGATATAGATATTCAAGTAGGAGTTCAGCTTGATAAGATAGGATTAGCGTTTGGGGTTCCACGGCTTGGGGTATCTGATTCTTTGTATCGTGGTAAAATTTTAAACTCTCCGATTAATCAGATTGTTACAATTCCCGCCCTCAAGGAGATTCTAAGTAAATATTCAGATAATCCGAATATTCGAGAAATGTGTTATTCTAGTAAGTCTGAATGGGATACGCTTGATGGTTCCGGTTTTTTTGACGGCGCTGGCGTCTTTGAGCCTTCGGTTAGGGTTGCAATTGAATTTTTTTTTGACGGTGGTGGGACTTTTGACGGTCTCGATATTTTAGATCCGACAGGTGTTCGACCTGCGGCGATTGAGATAGATATAGGTAATTTAAGTCAAAGCGAGTTGTCTGAGGCGTTTGACAAAATTTCTAAAGCCACTCTCGGAATTACAATTTATGTTAAACATTTTAAGGAGTTAGAATAATGGCATTTAATAATATATTAACAAGAATTTGGGATCGAACAACGCCAAGAGACGGATTATTACTACAGGCAGAGTTTCAGAGGCTATTAGATAATGATAATTTCTTAAAATTAGGAGTTGATTCCAATTCGAACAACATTACGAATTTGGCGAATTTTATAAACTCCTTATCGATTCCGCTTGGTGGAGTTATAGAAGACAATTTTGATCAATTGTCAAATTCTAATTTTCTGCATGTTAATGGGCAATCTATTTCTAGAACCGCATTTTCTGCACTTTGGAATCTGGTTCATAAAACAGTAACCGGAATTGTTCCGGCGACGGACCGAATCAGTGTAATCGCACACGGTTTTACTGAAGGCCAGTTGGTGAAGTTTGCTTTTACAGGTGGAGGAGTCACCGCGCTTACGAAATACTATGTTCGCAATCCTACCACGAACGACTTTCAAATCTCCTCAACTTCAACGGGAACCATAATCGACCTGACTTCTTCTCAAACCGGCGACATAATTACAAATGTTGAATATGGTTTCGGAGATGGTTCTACGACATTTAATGTTCCAGATCGACGCGGTATTTTTACGAGAGGCGCTGGAATGCACGGATCAAGGACAAATGCGGCTGGCAACAACTATGACGGATATTCGATTGGATTTGAAGGACAGGATGCTTTTCAAGGTCACGGACATGAGCTTTGGTTAAATTCTTCTAATAATTCTATAGGCGGCTCCTCTGCCGTTCTGTATGGAGCCGGTCCGATGACGCCAACCGTTGGATCTGGAAACGGTCCGTCTCCTGGTAATTCAATACGAATTCCAATTACCGAAGGGGCCAGTGGTTCGCCCCGCACAGCAAAAGAAACAACGCCTGCATTCATTTCAGTAAAATACAAAGTGAGGGTAGCATAATGAATTATATATTAGATAAATCAACTAAACAAGTTATTTGGATTAACACCGATCCAAGTCAATTAATGGGCGTGGATGCGTGGGTAAATTTCAAACCCAACCAGCACGAAATTGTATATTCGCTTCATTACAACCCGCAAATCGGGGAGTCGTTTTGTGCAGAGATCAGAGACGGAATCTCCCAAGATTTTACTCCCAAAAAAGTCTATAACAAAATTTCAGGAGAGGAAAGGACTCTACAGAATTGGGAAGATAAAATAAATTCAGAGACAGAAACGGAGATTGAACCCTTAAAAGACTCTGTTGGTAATTTAGTAGATTGCCAGGAATATACAGATTCCGGTTGGATAATTGACAAAGAGCGCAAAAAGGAATCTCTGCTAACAAAAAATAGTCAGATTTTTTATTCTAGGGCAAGTTCTTATAGAGGTACAGTTAGCTACAAAAGTATGTCTTGGGATTCGGGTAAAACTTATTTAGAGAATATTCAAAAAACATTAACTATTTATAACAAACAAGGGATTGTTTCCATTCCGGAATGGAGAGATGCAAATGACCAATTTCATTCTTTGAACGTAGAAGAATTATCGGAATTATTAGATTTAATTGAGTTAGACCTTTTTAATGCGGGTCAAAGTTTATATGCAAAAAAGTGGCGAGCCGAAGTTGCTATAAACGACAATCCAAACGTAACAGATATCGAGCTGTCTGCTATATGGCAATAAACACGATTAGATCATGACGACAGATATTACAACAGATCTTTACTTTGATCCAGATTAAAGCGAAGTGCTAAGATTCCATTCAGTTAAGCTTTTACTGCACATTCTCACTTCTGGTAACGCTTGCGGACACGTATTTGGGAAGACGAGCTTCCTTATTGAAGGATAAAATTTTATGAATTCAAAAATCAAAACCGATTAAAATACGAACACGTGGAAGATTCACGGGATAGAAAGAAGAATAGAAAGAAAAGATCAGGAGATAAATCGTGAAACTAATCTATGACTTTGATGAAAAGGATTTAGAAAAGAGAGTAAGAATAGAAAGGGAAGACGGCACTTGTGAATATTTTCCTTTCTATGATATTAAAATAGAGAACATCTGGAATCCTACATGGAGGTTTAAAACTTGGGTTTCATTCAAAGAGCGATCGAAGTTTTATCAATCAAATCCCGTTAAGATAGGTTCTTCAAA